CTTGTGTCTAATAAAGGAATAAAATTTTGTATTCTCCCATTTTGATACTCGTCAGGAGCTGCTGTATCGGACGGAAGTATCAAGGCAACGATCACTCTTAATTGAGGATTATGCGCCATGATCAGATCAACCATATCTTCAATGTTGTCTAAAGCTGTAGTTGATACTTCGCAAGCATATTGAAAGCAATCATTCGTTCCCGCATGTAACAAGACAAAAGAATGGGAAAAATCGGTTCCTTCTGTAAAATAGTTAGTCAACAATGCAGGAACCCTTCCTTTTATTACCGCTGTTTGTTGTCCTCCAATTCCAGCGTGCTCCATGTCATAACCCCAGAATGATGAACTTGTCGGGGAACGTCTATCACCTACAAAATCGTAAAAACCAATTCCAAGCAAATCCTGAAGATTGTTTCTCCAGTAAGGATCGCCAGAGACATCCCCCTCGGTGATCGAATCTCCGAGACAAAGAATTTTCCTGTTTACTATTCTTGCCCCAGACAATGTCGCGCCTGACAATGTTGCTGAATGGCAAGAATCTGTAATCAATAAAAATATAAATAACAAGAATGTGAACTTCATTAGAAACACGCCGTTGTATTGTCAGTTAATTTCACATCATCTGTACCGTTACAACCGCACCAATAATTTGAAGTGTTGTTATAAAATATCCCGCCTTCCTGACCTGACGTGCATGGATCGGCAGTCACTTTGTCCGGAACAATGATCCCATTCACTTCCAACTTAGCTACTGGCGACGCTGTTCCGATACCAACGTTCCCTGTTCCTGTTATCCGCATTAACTCAGTTGTTCTCTCAAGAAAGACGTGAGAAACATTATTCATTCCCACATAATAATTTAGCTGAAGATTAGAAACACCAAGCCCATAAGAACCCGTACCGTTTTCAAAAAGAATAAGTTTCGACTTTTGCGCCGCTGGTGATGTATTTGAGAATGAACTTCCTAAGGATAGAACTGGAGAATCCGTATTAGTAGCCGTATATGTGCCAATTTGCAATGGAACAGCAGGTAACGATGTCCCGATTCCAACATTGTCCGTTATTGTAGATGTGTGAACATTGGTTCCGTCTTTTGTCCACCCTGAAGATGAAATTCCTGTAAGCGCAGAACCATCACCACTAAATGCTGTTGCTTTAACAGTCCCGTTTACATCCAACTTTTGAGTCGGCTCAGTTGATCCGATCCCAACATTCCCACCACCTTTTATCCGCATTAATTCAGTCGCCCCTTGATAAAAAACATGAGAAACGTTAGAAGCGCCGACGAAATAATTCTGTTGTAAAGATGACGCACCTATTCCGTAAGAACCAGTTCCGTTAGAAAAAGTAATTAATTTTGCTTTTTCTGGACTCGGAGATGACGTAGAAAAAGAACCCCCTAAAGATAACACTGGCGTATCAGATGCGACAAAAGCATTGCTTCCAACTTGTAATTTTGAATCTGGCAAAGATGTTCCGATCCCGATATTGCCATTGCTCTCAATACTCATTCTTTCAGTTGTTGAACCAGTAAAGAACTTAATGTTGCCACTATTTACTCCAATCGCTGCGCCATTACCAGTTTCACCATAAAGCATTGTTCTTCCAGCCCACGGAGCAAACGTATAATTCGTCGGAAAATTAATTAACTCCCCATTAGAATCAGATGTTTTTAATTCAAATCTGGCTTGCGCTCCAGTTCCGGCGTTTGGATTGTAAACGGCCATTGTCCTTGCCCCGTTGCTAGAACTTTGGAGAGCAACTAAATAATTTCCATTTATAGCTGTTGGGTCTGTTGTTCCAATCCCAACTGTATCTGTGGATGTTGTGGTAAAAACGTTGGCCCCCCCGTCTGTCCATCCTCCCGCAGTTGATAAAGCGTCAAGTTCCGCCTGCGTTGCCACATCAAAACAGCTCTCAGCCACGCCGGATGCGTCAACCCCAAGCGGTGAGCTCCCTGATGGGCAGTTCGCCCCGTTGGCCGCCAAAGCAGTCGAGCTTGAAGAATTCCCTAGAAAATTTGATGCAGCCACATCCCCGTCTACAGTCAAAAGTGATGTCGGCGTTGTGGTACCGATAGCCACCAATCCAGCGGAACTTATAGCGAGATCGATGGAACCGTCATCGTTGCCGTCAAAATTCATTCCACCCGTTGATTCAAAAAGACCAGTTCCGGTGCCTGTATTCACCCCCGTTGCACCAACCGTACCTAAAACTTGTAATTTATAGATCGGGACGAACGTGCCGATACCTATGTTGTCCGTTGTTGTTGTGTTATAAATATTAGGTCCAGAATCTGTCCACCCAGAGGAAATGACCACTTCCTGCCAATTCCCATTTGCGATACCACCGACTAAACGATAGGTTTTGTCCTCTGAAATAACATAAGCAGTCATACCCGCGACGCGTCTGGCTGCAGGGATGGCATTGCGCGCGGTTATGTCTGCGACGGTATGAGCGCCGCCTTGAATCTCGTCCTGATAAGCGCTGGCAAATGTATTGGAGCTGGCTCCGACTGTAGCGCCCGCGCTTAAAATGGTTCCGGTGCGGTCAGCAAAGGCCACCGACGTTAAAAGAAATGTCGCAAGGATTGAAAGAAATATCTTTTTCATCAGTTGGCTCCGATGCTATACGTCCCTGTTAATAGATTGTTTGTGCGCCAGCAGGAATACGATGTCGAATTACCGGAGGCGTTTACGTGTGTCTGAATATTCTCTGTCCAATCGTTATTTGTTAGACCGTTGACCGTGAATGAAGGATCGCCAAAAGAGTTAGGAAAGCAGTAATGAATATATTGTGCGCTTGGTGTTGAGCTGAAAGATTTGGCCAAAGTTGACGACAACTCCGAACTCAAAGCAATTATCTGTGCGTCGTTAAGCGTGGTGTTGGCCGATACGCCCCAGTAACGTTTATTCAAAAATGTAACCGATGTGCTGGCCTGATCCGTGTTTGTGCCATCGCCAACGGTGATCGTGTAAGTCCGGTTCGTCGAATAGCTGGTGTTATCGGTATAGGTCAACAGGCTTGGCGTAATGGAGCCGATGCCCTGATTGATACTCTCGCTGGTCATGGTCTTGTTGTTGACCCATGTCAATATCGTCGATGTAATCGTGGTCCCGATCTCAACATTGTTTCGGTTGTTTGCAAATGAGCTCACGTCCGGTGAAACATAAAACAGAGCATCGAGGGCGGAATCGACGGTCGTATATGTCGGGTTGTCGTAAGAGATAAGGTCTGCGCTATCAATGACAGCGGACGGCTGGGCCTGTGCCGCTGTGCATATAAACAATGAGATCAAAAAGGTTATGATGTGCCTAAACATTATCGAGCCTCCAGATAGAAGAAACCTTTTGAGAAATTCGCGGTTGTGCCGTTCAATGCTTTGATGATGTATTCATACCGGCCAACAGGATCAACGCCGTCCGTGCTTTGCCAGACCATGAAAGCCAGATTCGTTTCTTCGGTGTCGTATTCCATTGACTCGGTTGAAAGGATCTCGTTCCCGTCCGGGTCAAAAAGGCTTTCCAGCGTGATGGTCGTTGTTGCGACTAAATCCTGATCTATTTCACAGCAAATCTTTACGGCAGAGCCAGCGACATAATTCATTTGTTCTTCACTTTCATGCAGATGAACGGTTTATCAAAAACCCTCATGCAGACCTTTATCCCGACACGGCTTCGTCTTGCGAATCCGCGTCCTATATACTTCCATGTGGCGTTCAAGCCTCTGATGACGGGATTGTTAGGCATCTTATAATCTGACCCTCTCGTCTGGTTCTCCGCCGTCCGCCGCGCCGAGTTTCTTCAAGTTGAACGTATAAAGCGGAGTCGTGCCGTCATCGTCATAAATGACAAGCTGATTGCTCGCTATTTTCCAGCGGTTGATCTCAACCTTTTTGATGATGGTGATGTCGGCCCTATAGTCCTCAATGACAACGATGGGCTCATAAAGTTCGATGCCGTCCGTGGTATTGCTCCACTTTATGAATCCGGTAAATGTGGATGTGAAGGTGATCGTGCAGGCGTAGTTACCGTCCGAAAGTTCGATGACCGAACCTGCGGTATAGCCAGAGCCAAGCACAACCCCGGCGGAGTCAAGGATTGAAAGCGTTACGGTCTTTCCTATGCGCGATGTCCCGAAATTGCAGGAAAATGTTTGTTGAAGGCTTTTGAATATTTTATTTGCCATTTGAGGTTTCCTTTTTTAGTACATGACTAATACGAATCCGGAACCGCCGTTCCCGCCAGAAGCACCTGCTCCACCTTTTCCTCCTGCTCCGCCACCGCCACCAACACCTGTGTTTGCTGTTCCTGCTATTCCGTCATATCCATTGCCAGATGTTCCACCGCTTGCGCCCGCTCCAAATGGCGAGCCTCCACCGCCACCGCCTTCTGCTCCATTGCGCGCCGCTCCGTTTCCACCTTTAAATGTCTGGCCACCACCAGTCACAGAAGCCGTACTCACTGAAGCGGAAGCGTCAAATCCTGTCCCTGCCCCTGTTCCTCCGTCCGCTCCTTGCCCACCTTGCCCACCTGGAACAGAAACAGAATCGAAACTTGTGGTGCCACCTGTAGCGCCGTTATTGTTCGTAGCTCCTCCAGCACCGCCAGCTCCAACCGTTACCGTATAACTTCCACCGGGAGTTACTGTAAACGGATGATTGATCTTGTACGCACCTGCTCCGCCGCCACCACCACTTGAAGAACCACCTGTTAGTGAACCTGTGCCACCACCACCAGCACCAGCCATAGTTAGATAGACTTTTGTAATCCCTTGTGGAACCGTAAAAGTGCCACTTGCTGAGAAAAACACGCTTTCGGCTGGAGCTGAAGGTTCGAGACCATCTTCCGCGTTCCTAACCCTAAGGAATTGCCCCGCATGTCCGGCCCATACGCCTGTTGTGGTTGTGAAAACGTCCTTCATGTAAACGATCTTGCGAAGGTTATCAAATTTGACCGATGCGGAAATGGAGGCGGATGTGGTGATAAGCTCGCGCAGGTAGGCTTCTTTGTTGACGAAGATATCGCCCCACGGATAATTGACGGAACCTAAAGCCTCATCGCCAAGCGTGCTACGTTGCTGGTTAGCGTCGCTGTAAGGGATGGAACCACCCTCGGCCCCAGCGTTCTCGACAATCTGATTTACGTCGTCGGCATCGGCGATCTCGCCGTTGACAAGTTTTTTGATCTGGTTCGTCTTTGCCATTTATCCCCCTAAAAATAAAAACTCCAAACCAACATCTTTCGATGTCAATTTGGAGTTCTCAGACTCTTTGCTTTACGGCCTTCTCAGAGGCTCAAAAATTTAAACGATCTTTTCCAACTCTAGCGTTGTCCTCAAATTTTTGTCATGTGTGATACCGCGTACCATCCATTTATCGTCCTGTGAAATGCGAATGCCCGCGGGCTTGCGCCAGCGCGGAGATGTCAAAGGATCTCCTGTTGTTGCGTCCGTCCAAACGAACATGCCCCATCGAACGGCATCACGCGGGGCCGAACCGAATGACTGGACCTCAACCTTGTCCAAAAGTTTAATGACCGGGAAATATGGCAACTGCAATTTAAAATATGGTTTGGCATCCTGCGACTTCTCCAAAACTGCGTTGAGTGTGTTCTGCCTCTGTGTGCTGTTCGTTATGCCCTTGATGTTAAATGTTGATGATCTTGGATTAACTGGCTCCGGTGACTTGACCGCAGAAATAACCGGGTCCGTTTCCTCCCAATACCAATGCGTGATCTGTCTGTCCACACCCTCGCGGTAACTTGATATCTCCAGCTTGCGGTTGTTCTCCTCAAGGAACGAAAACTGCACCGCTGATGTTGGCTCTGCCGCCTTGAAATAAAAATAATTGTCATCCGGGTCAATAAAAAAGATGCTGTGTCCCTTCGCCAAGTCCTCAAGCATTTCCAGAACGGAACCCTCGTATTGCGTCACATCAATGCTTGTCGCGTTGTAACCGGGGTTGATATACGTCGTAGAGTTGCTGACGTTAAAATACTTGGTGAACTCAGCCCGGTTCATGATCTCGTAGACCAGATTGGCCAGCGTGGTCTGGACCAGTGTCAACTCTTTGACGTTGATCTCGGACAAGACCGATAAGAAGTCCAGAGCTGTCACCGTCTCGTATCCCTGCTCCGTCGTTGCCGTCAAAGAATCGATCAGCCCGATGAAGGATATGACGGATGCCTCGACCGGCTCATCAGGGTCCGTGTATTTATCAATGAAGGCATCGACAACTTTAATGATCGACCTGTGCCGGATGAAACCGGAGAAAATAGAATTCGGGTCGTTCTCGCTTGCGAACTCTTGGAACGCACTTAATATTTCAAGCCGGACGTTACTGAATATCACCCGTCCGAATTGCCATGAGTTGTTTGGTAAAGAGCGCGACAGGCTGTTGACCGAACCGTCCTTCATCTGCCCGTCGGATATTTCCGTGAAATCTGCCTCGTAAGTGCCGTCCTCGAGTAACCGCTTGATGTATAATCTGCGCTTGAATTCTACATGAGAAAATTGACTCCAGATTTGCTCATAAGTGAGCGACATTAGATATGCTTCCACTTTTTATTGTTTACGACTAATCCGACCGTGACAACGCTTAAAACATCTGCAACAATCCTGTGAACTCTGCAACACTTCGGTTTTTTGTTTTTCCATAAAACAACACCTAAATATCCTCGCCCGACTATTCCCGGCTTTAATGGGCATCCTCTTTTCTTAGCTCCAAGCCCACCCCTCTCTCGACGAATTGTTCCAAAATTAGAAACAGAATAAAACTCTTCATATCCTTTTACTGGCACAAAATGTTCTTCCATTAGACTGCCTCAATTAGGTTCATGGAGTCATTAAAACCGGCTCTGTAATACCCTTTGCTAAACTTCGGATTTCTTTTCCCGATTATTGTTACCTTAATTATATCCTGAAATCTGTAAGGACGGAAACTGAAACGGAAGATTCCGCTTTGGTCGCCTCCATGAGGCCAAATAAAAAAAGGCTCTTTACGTTCATATAATTCCTCGGCAAGATCAATGTCATTCTGGTTAACATGTGACCGGAATGTTATTCGTGCGGCGAAGGCTTCTCCGCGCTCGATGACCACCGCGCGCCCGTCAGTCGTCTCAAAGACATTCTGCTTCGGTTCGATCTCCGGCTCGAAGTCGGGAAAATACTCGAACTGTCCTATCTCGGCAAAGGCCATGAACTGCGTAACGTATTTTTCCTGATTGGCCGTGATCGTATTTGAACCCGTAAGCTTTATTTTTTGAGTGTCAACGGAGGCGTTAAGTTTAACGAAAACATACTGATTAGTGCTGTCCTTTATGATCGTTGCGTCTCCAGAGTTAATCGTTGTATAACTTGCACCATTCCAATAATACAGAACAATGTCAGATATGTTGGTATTACTAACGAACAAAGAATCAATCGTGCGGTTAAATCCAAAATCCATTTCAAGAGAAACCGCATTTCCATCCGTGCCCTCCCCGTCCGTGATCCACCGTGTTCCGGATAACCCGTCAAAGGCAAAGTGCTTTGTGTTGTCCGCGCTTGAGGCCGTTATCGTTCCACCAAAAACAAGGTCGGCGTAATTCGTTCCAAAGAAACGCAAGCCTTTAGCCATTACCCTGCCCCCACAAAAGCAAGCGTTCTGTTGCGGATATTTTCGGAAGCCTTCGTGAATATCTGCTCAACCAAAGTGTCCGTGATACCGTTAAACTGCGCTCCTCGAAAATCGAAAGTTATTCCTTCGGACGACTGTTGCTGACCTCCACCGGATAACGAAAGCTCACCGCTTCGGATGGCGTCGGAGAATGTCGTTGGAACAACGATCTCACGCTTGTTAAATAAGCCAAGCGTGTCATCCTTCAAAGGCCCTGAACCTTCTGCAAATTTAGGAACAGCAAGAAGGTTTCCAAGCGCGACAGTTGATGTCATTGCCGCTGAAGCCGGAGCTGCGTTACCGCCAAGAGTGGCCAATGATGCAAGAGCCGCCGCCGGTGCCCAGGCCGCGCCGACAACCGCCGCCTGTGTGACCGCAAAGGTGACCCCGATCAAAGCCAGAGACTTCGCCAATATCTGAAAAGCGATCCACTGCGCCACATAGTCAACAATGGTCTTTAAGATGAGCCGCCCAAAATCTGCGAACGCTTCTTTGGCTGACTTAACCCCCAGAATTACGTCCGAAATGGCCGCCGACATCCCGGCATGAAATGTTTTCGCAATATCTGCGCCGATCAGACCTAAATTGGACAGCTTGGCCCCGATCTCATCAAGGCCAGTCTTGAACCCATCGGTGAAGGTCTGGACAATAGACCCTTCTTCTGTTCCGCCTGTCAAGACAGCGAAGAATTCAGACACTTTCGTCTTGAGGTCCTCAAATCCCATAGACCACGTTCCCTGCCCTGTGGCCAATATTTGCCCAAGCTCTGCGGCCTTATCGTTTACAGCTTGGATGTCTTGGTATGCAAACCGATTGAGAAGCGCGCTCTGGTTGTTAAGCAACTGCCCGAACGCGGCGAATTGTTCCTGCATGGGCCCGGGGATATTGGACAAGGCCACGAATATTTTTGAAATGTTATCGAGTGAGATCGAGACGAACTTTTCAAGCGCGGCCCGAACGGTCAGAAAGCCGTTCTGAAGCAGTATGAACATGACCTGGAATGTGCTTAAGACCACATCTGAAACGGCCTTGAACTTAAACATCAGGACCGTTAAGGCAACAATGGAAGCGCCTACGGCCAAGATCAGAGGATTTGCCGCTGCGAAGACAAGAAACTTTGCAGACAAAGAAGCGATGTTGCTGGCCAGCCCGATGACCTTTGCGACAACGATCGTTATTGCCCCGCTAAAGGCAAGGAATACCCCTGTCACAAGCGCGCCCTGGAGTATCTGATCACGGAGAGTTTGGTCAATGCGTTGGAACGCAGCGAAGAGATTTCCCAAGACATCGTTCATCTTTGAGAAAACAGGGATGACCGAGGATGCAATCTCTTTCTGGAAGTTAAGCGTTGTATCTTGGAAGCGCTTGACCTGGACTGCGGCGTCTGCGGATGATTTGGATGCGGAGTTAAGCGCGAAGACTAGCGGACCGGATATCGAAGCGCCAAGAAGTGCGACCGTTGAACCGACTTGGCTCAAGTCGCGGGCGATGCTTTTTGTGGCCTTTTCGAATTCTTCAAGGCCGGCGGCAAGGTTCGAGAAGGACTTTTTGATCTCTTCGGAACCGGAAACGAGTATCTTGAATTCTACTTTGTTACTCAAACCTCACCCCTTCAAACTGGTCGTCAATTCTTTCTGATGCGCCTTGCTTATCCTCAAAGACTATTTTCCTGTTCCTGACCTCGTTTAGGTATTTACTGAAACGTGACTTGTCAGACCCAAAGGCAACCGCCGAAGACTCGGCGTTGTATACACAGAACGCCTTGAAGAAATCAAAAAACTTTTCGCTCTCGAACTTGAAAAAGAACTCAATGTATTGGAACAGTTCGCGGTATGTCAGGGAGTTGACCTCGGCGCGCGTCCATCCGGTGTTAAAGATCATGAGCGCTTCGATCTCCTCCAGGCTTACTTTTTTTCGGCGCCAGCACCTTCGGATGTTGCTCCAGCCTTACCAGCAACCGGCATGTCTTCCATGACCGCTTCAAGAACATTGTCAACGGCCCCGAACCCAAGATTAACGTCAATGAAATCTGTGGTTACTGAATTTCTGTCTGTGGGATTGAGACCGTAGAAAACGAGATTGGAAAGAGATCCTGCGGCATCCTCATTGATCTTGTCTTGGACGTTGTGGGGCGTGATGTCGCATTTCTCTTTGAGCTTCTTCCAAGATTCCAGAGTATATTTAAGCTGATATGTTTTCTCACCGATCTTGATTTGTGCCATTTTTTGCCCCTCCTGTTATTTGGGCGGGCCGGCGGTGCGCGACAGGAGAGGCGCTCACCGTTAGTCCGGTCCTTTATTTAAACCCCTGTTATTCTCCTAAAACCCTGATCAATTCATAAACCGCACCATCGGATGATCGCACAGCCGGTTTCCAGTTGATGCTGAACTCCGAGAACTCGCGCGAAACACCCTTCCATGGCATACCGCGTCCGGCCACGTTGAATATGTCGATGTAATGCAGGACTCCATCTGTCTTGCGCGGGAATACGCAGATCAAACCGAAGTTTGACGGTTCTTCGCCAGACCCGACAAGTATCTTGGTCGAACCTGTGTTCACCGGCCGAACATTGAAGGCCATCGTGTCGCCTGTGGTGTAAGCAGGAGCGCCGGTAACTGTCAATGTGATTCCGTAGTCGGTCAACTGCACTGATCCTGTAGTGGTTGTGCTGATGCCGGATGCAACCAAGCATTTAATATCAGAGAACGCATCGTAAAGGCCCTTGATGTAAAGCGAGAGCGTCTGTGCGCCGGTCGCAACAAGGACGTATTCGCCGAACTTAAGATTGGCCTTATAAGAAGGATGAACCGTGACGTTGGTGATACCGGGGTTTTTGTAAAGGCTTGTTCCCTGATGATTGGTGACGTTGGAAATGGAACCGCTGGCCTCTGCTGCGTTTTCCGTGACCGTTGCCGCCTCAAGGATGGGGAAAAGCTCTGCCGGATATTCGCGGACCGTACCCGACAAGGCCGGGGAAGGTTGTCCATACTCAATATCCCAGGGCGCGTTGGAATGGCCGCCGAGAAGCTCGACCGCTTCGATCTCGTTCTCAAATGAAACCTCACCCACCACACGCAGAACGCAGTAAGGTTTGCGCGTTGTGATGTTATACGGGATCAGGTATTTTAAACCGTAAAAATCTCTTACTTTCTCGATTGCCATTTAAAGCCCCCTTTGTTTTTATTGAAAATCGTTCTCATGCCAAACGACCATCTTTCTTTTATCCTGCGGGATGTCGTCGTATTTGTGGCCCGCTTCTGCCACGATGATATGCTTTCCGCCCGTATAAACTGACATCTGGTGTTTGATCGTCTTTCCGCTGAAGTCCTTGAACGCGTACCCTGTGCCGATCGGTTCGCGCTCTTTTGCCTTCATCAGCTCACCGCGCGGTCCTTTGCTGATCGTCTGAACCTTCCCGCGATTGCCTCCGCTCAAGGCCGTGTTGATAACGTTCAAATCTTCCTGCGGTATGGACACCTTAACCATGTGTGACCTCCTGTTTTCCCCTGTTATTTAAGAGCTGATCGCGCATGAAACTCCGACACCCGAAATAACCAACTGCCGCCTGGTCGTTTCCACAAGCATCGGTGTGAGCTTTGATATCTTCAGGTCATCAACGCTGATGTTCTCGAAATCATGCATGACCTCGTAGAGCGCGCGCATGTAGCGCATAGCCTTCCAGTACGTGTTCCTGTCCTTCGGGTTGTCAAAGACCACCTCGATCATAATGGACGGGATCGACATCATTCCGCCGCCGGTATGGTTAACCTCTATCTCCCCGTCAATGGCGAACTGCACAAAGGCGTGATTCGGCAGGTCAAGTAACTCACCGGCATGGACGTAGTGGCTGTCATCGGCTGTGATCGTTGTGATCGTAAAATCGTCCTTCTCGGCATTGATCGCCGTGATCTTGGCATTAAGACCGGCCTTGACGTGCGCCTGGATAGCTTTGAGCAAGTCTTCTTCATCGTGGATCGCCATTATTGAAATAAACTCCCCTCAACTTTGATTCCTTGCTTCTCCAGATCGCTTCGGATATCTTTCTCAATTTGATCCTTAATTATCTTTATGCGTCGTTCGCTCGGCTCGCTGAAATTGCGTCTTGGCAAATTGCCTTTTCTTGGCTTGTCCGAATCGTGATATATGCCGTATCGAATACTCGTTCCGAAGATGGCCGATGTCTTGCTGATCGCGGTAATGTTTCCTTCCGCGCCTTTGGTGGTCATTGACTGTCGCAGAGCGCCGGTCCTGACCAGCATCGGTTGTCCGGGATAATGAACCGCTTTCCATGCCGCATATTTTTCTGATAACGGCGCCCATCGCATACCATCGCCGCGCGGCTGTTGCCTGCTAAAGATCATCTGCACTTCTTTGCGGTATCCGATGCCAACAACTTCCATTGTCGGTCTTAAATCTATCTGTCCGGCCTTTGCCAGCCTGTCAACGAGCCTTTGTGACGCCGGTGTCAGCTTGATGTCAAATTTGCTGGCCATATCAGGATGACGACACTATCGTCCGGCGTTCCCGGTCAATGGTTGTCACAACGGGTTCAATGTTGCTGTCCTTGAACCGCTTCTCAACCGTGTTCCCCTGTGAATCGGTCGTGTTGAATTTCATGACCGATGACTTGCCCGTTGAGTTAAGGACAACATCGCCTTCCTTGAGCTGTTTGAGCCAGTCCAGCGCCTCTTTACGCATCCCGCGCGTGCGCTCGAAATCTCCGGATTCAGTCTTTTCACGAAAGATGTCATCAATGGTTCCGACAACCATCTTCTCGTTGATGCCCTTTAGGATAAGCAAGTCATCGGTGTTGGTGATGGGAAGCGAGTAGCGCACACGAAGCGCGGCGTCAATGATCGCGGCGTCCTGGGCAATGAACATTTCAACCCTTCGCGTGTTGCAATAACTCTCACACTTAAAGTCTTTGTTCAGATAATACGCCTCGATGTCCGGTACGGTGCAGTACGACATTATTTCCTTCTGATTCCGCGACCCTTGGCCGGAGCGTCTGTTTCGACTGTATCGGCTTTGGCCGGTTCAGGTTCTAAAACAGGGATCGCGGTCGGTCTTTGTTGCGCGGCTTCGCCCTTTAGAATGTTCTTCTCGATGATCGCCTTAAGCTCGCTGGCCTTGATGAACTGCTTAAAATCTCCTGCCACGATGCAATGACAGCCGTTGACCACTTCGACATAACCGCTTGTCAATGTCTTGCGTATGAACGGTAAAGGTTCTGCAAATTGAAATTTGAATTCCATAAATGTGGCTCCTGTTATTTAAGATGCTTCCAAGAACGATTGTTTAATAGCTTGTGTATTGTTGATTTTTTTACTCCGAATTTACGTGCCAATCCCCTGCACGTCTCACCACCACAACGATACAAATTCCTTATCTCTAAAACTTGGCAATCATTTAATTTGGCATGTGAAATATTTTCTCCAAACTTTGGTTTCCATAAACCTGTTAGTCTTGCGTGAAGATTATTTTCTTTTGGGGTTACAGCCTCCAAGTTTGGAAGAGAATTATTATTTTTGTCTCCGTCGATATGATTGACTTCGTATCCTTTTTTTATTGGCCCAACAAAAGACTCAACAACAAGACGGTGAAGCATTTTTAGTTTTCTCTTGCCGAATCTACAAAGTCCAATCTGGATATATTTGTCTGGCGTGTAGCTTCCTTTTACTAAACCAGAATCATCCCTTCTAGCTCGACCAAGATTTGATACAGAATATAAACCTTCATAACCAACAACAGATTTCCAGATTTCTTCCATTTTTACCTCCAATACAGGTTTGATTTAGCTGGTCGGGTGGGGTATTGGCCCACCCGACCTTCAGGCGTTGCAACGCCCGCCAAATCTTTTCAAAATTAGGAGTTCTGCACCATCATTGCACACCACCAAGCACCGTAGGCAACGTTGTAACGTCCGTATGCGCCCCATGTGAACACCTTGCGCTCGCGCGCGCTTTCATCCTGCGCGGTCGGCATATCCAGTTCCGGTTCCTTTTCAACCTGGAACAAGAACGGACGGAAGAAGGTGTCATCAAGGATAATCATGTACCAGTCGTTCGTATCAGTGAACGGACGGGTAACAAGATCGAACGTACCTTTGACCGGGTTGGACTCGCCGGAGGCTAATCTTTCCTGTGTCATGGCCGCGCGGAACGCTCCGCCCAACTGTGTCGGGGCAACGATGAGGATTCTGTTCATCGTCTTGTTGAGCTTGCGTTTCTGCGCATTACCAGTTGCGCCCTGTGAATAAACGAAACCGTCAAACCGGCTCCAGCAAGCTTGGATGTCGGAGATCAGGTTAGCCACGGACGTTCCCGCGCCCGTTGTGATGATGTTGCTCTGCGTACCGGCAGCGGTTGCGTAATCGTGGGTTGTTGAGAACAAATTCTGACCGTCGAAACATACTCCGTATGTCGAAGCATCCCCGGCCTCAAGCATATCGAATGCCAACTCAACAGGATGATCTTTGACCATCTTGGGCATTTCTCCGATACGCTGAAGATAAGGATTCAACGAAGGAATGCTGTTGATAAGGCCAGCGCGTTCAATATCTTTGCGAGGGATATCAACGGCAACGTCCCATTCCTTGTTGGTCACGGTAAATTTGTAAGCATCCGGGAAGAGTTGATGCTTACGACTTCCGGTGAACTCTTCCATGTTGCGAAGGAAGTTCACGAACGGGAAGTTGGTCGATGCCACCGGGCCTGATTCATAACGGTGTAAAAGCTCGGCGAACTTCGGCTCAAATTCCTGATACACCCTGTTGTAATCGGTGCGAGCCACCACGTTAAGTTGTGCGACTAATTGTTCAATCGTCATCTAATTTCCTCCAATATTTGATTTAAAATTATGTAAAGCACTTGGCTTATTTTTTAAGACAAAAAATTACAGCGTCGGATGTTGTGTCAACTGCACCAACGCTTTATTCGCGCTGATATACTGACGGATGATCCCAACAAAACCGTTGGTTGTGTTGAGAATACCGGCCGCGAGATCAACCTTATCGTCGCCGTCCGTATAGACCGGATCGCCTTCGTTGGCGATGGTGATGGTTGATGTGACATCCATCTCGACCAACTCACCGGAACCGCGCGGGATGACGAGAACATCGAAAGTACCATCCGCACCGTTTTCAGCAGCGGATTTGTCCAACTCCTCAAGGGCGATGCCGGCGAACTCTTGCAAAAGAGTATCTGTCCCAAGCTTTACATAACCGATATTTGCGGCTTCATAGGACAGGTTTGCTCCGCGATAGATGTGGATTGCACCGTCCACAACCTTCAGGCGAAGGCGGGCCGGGGATTGTTTTTTCATAAGAATTTTGTTTGCGCTTAAAGCCATTTCATTTCCCTCCGATTAGATTTTTAAAGATATGCCACCCAAATTAGGCGGCTTTGGTTTGCTTTTTGATCGAACGTCCGGCGATGATCTCCGCTTTGGTTTTAAGACCGCTTGCGACGACTGCCTGCTCATCTGCAGTAAGGGTTTCATCTTCCCCATCACCGCTTGAGCCTTTGCCTTCTTTGTTAACAATGACCGGCGCATCTTTATAGAATGCATTCATGTCATCGGCGTTCTTGAAAAGTCCTAGGATCTTTTCTTTCTGGGCCGGAATGACCTTGCCTTCGTCCAGAAGCGCATTGAATGCGGATTCTTTGGCTTCTTTGACGATGGAAGCGTTTAACTCGTCAATCTTTGCTTTCAAGGCCGCGTTCTCTGCGGGCAATGCCGCCATTTCCGTGACTTTGGCTTGCAGATCGGTGATCCTGGCATTAAGTTCGCCGTTCTGCGTTTGCAGGGCCAAAACATCAATGCCTTGCGCTTTTAACTCGGCAATCATTTGCTCTTTATTCATCGTTTTCCCCTCTTGTTTTGGTTTATATTCCGACAGCTTTATTGGGTTCATCTCTTTGATGAACGGTCGGTTCGTTAATGTTCCCCCGCGCAAAACATACGGGAAGTGTTTCCCATGTTCATTCACATAGTCGATACAAAAGTCCGCACTCGCGTATTTGTACTCCTTCTCTTGGACAACCTTCTTGCCCTTCGGAGTAAATTCAGCTTTAGCGACGAGGACATGGTTCTCGCCTTTTGGTCTTACCTCAAGCGACTTGACCCAGAACGCGGCAGGCTTTTCGCCCTGCTCGTTGTCGTGGGTATAGTCAAAGGAAATGTCGATCCCGCGGACCCGTGAGTTGAAGTTATCGACCATGCGGTTGAGAGTCTGATCGGTGATGACGACATTTCCGTAAATGGGATGATGGAACTGGCCGGACTTTAGAACTTCAACCTCTGAAAGCCCGTCTTGATTAAATACGATCTCGGAGCCTTCAACGTTGATAGCCTCGGAAAGTTTGTATGTCTGGGCCTCGTTGGGAAGGATGATGCGGTCGGCCAGGCCGAATGCCACGGCCTGCTGCGCGTTAAAATAGGCATCCTTTTTTTTGATGACGGCCTTAAGTTCATCATCGGTCTTGCCGGTGGCTTTGGACAGGATGCCAAGAAGCGTCTTTTGCATCTGGTTCATCTTGTCGAGGCTTTCCTCGATCTCGGTGTAACTGCCGATCATGAAATTCCAGACCTCATGGAGCATGAATTCGCTTTTCTCGGTGATAAGCCTTGTGTCACCGTGCGCGGCGATAACTGCGGCGCATGAGGCAGCCTGTCCGATGACAACGGTGCGGATAGGAGATTGCACCAAGTCCATTGCGTCGATGATAGAAAATAATTGCGTGACGTATCCGCCCGGCGAGTTGATGAACATGGTTATTTCATCATGGCTTTGGCGGTCATACTCCAAGAGCTGACGTGTGATAATCTCGGCGGAGTATTGGTCAACGGTTGAGAACAAAAATATTTGACGCATTAATTTAAAACTCCCATAGATTTATTAGTTCTTGCAAATTCACCAAAATATTTGATTGCTGCAGCGTCGTATGCCATGGCCGCTTCTTCAAGACTTTCAAAAACACCAAGGTGCATTTTTCTTCCGTTAATACATATTTCTGACGTGTACTTCTTTAAGAAAGATTTATTTCTCCAAACGCCCTTGTATCCGCTAGTGTTATTTCTATTAATTTTCCTGTTTCTCATGTTTTCTCCATGAGAACAAACCCTCAAATTTATCTTTGTGTTGTCCAAACCATTACCATTTTTGTGATCAACAGAATATCCATTCTTTGGGTTAACAATAAATTGATGCATCAAAATTGATTTTCTGTCTATGTAAGTTGATGCGTAAAAGTAACCATTTTTCCCATGGCAATGCCATTTCATTTTTGAAAGGATTTCATAATCCTCGTCGTCTACAAGAGCGTATCTGTTTTTGGTTATTTTTATTTTTCTCATAAACGAAAAAACCCCGTGACTGATTTCTCAATCACGGGGTTCTCGACCCTCTGATTTATATAAGGCGCTTTAAGCGCTCTGGCTTAACGCAAATTTAAAACATCAAAAATATTGACTTTCTCGCAACGCGCGCATTTGATACTTAACTTCCGCACGTGTAATTGATCTATCTGAATATTAACATGTAGAGCGTCCAACTCAATGCGGAAAAGTAACTTTTTACATTTCGCGCATCGGCAGTCTCTTTCACACATGTTATTCTCGACGGTGTTTACCATGCATTGCTCAATAGATGCTTACTTTCTCCCTGATTGACGGCGGAGGAATAACATCGTCAATATTTGGTTGCTCTTCATCCTTGTAAATAGGCTCAAGATAACTTTTACAATTTGGATGTTTCGGAGGAACGGCTTCAACCATTTCTGGGCTATTCACCGAGAAAGTTTTCCCGTTATACCACTGGCACACTTCCGAAACAGGATCGGCATTAACAAAACGATACCCCCATAGTTGGTCTTCAATTTCCTTATAAAACTGGTGCGCCCCGAAGTTATCCGTTCCGACGACAACGAGACTGCCGGAAACAATAACACCGCTTGAATCAATGTATTCGTCAATGGACTTGCTGACCTGCGCCAATGTCTGCGCGATTGAGTATCCTTTCAAAGGGCCGTTGGATGCGGTCAGTATGGCGCGTGCCTTTAAGCTTGAAACCTGCTGTTCGGTAATGGAAGATGCCTGATTTAGGACGAACTGCTGAAGGATCTTGTTCGGGATGTCGCGCGGGTCGCGGTCCTCAGCGAGCTTGATGTTGCGCGCCTTCGCCTGCTTACGCGCGCGCGTGTAGGCGTCATAGGCAATACCTGCCAGCTTGCGCTCCAATGCCTTTTGATACTTGGCAGATGATACCTCGATATTCTTGAGGCCCTGTATCTCTACAACACCGCGGTTGAGTGTGGCCTCGATGTCTGCCGTCAACTTGTCCTTGACCAAAAGAAGGTTGGCTTTCATGAAATCCAGAACTTCTTTGTTCTCCTTCTCGATGATCTCATTGCGGGATTTTATTTTAGGCTCGGACAGCTTGATGGCCGCTTTTCCTTTTGGGTCGTCTTCTGGCTCGTCATCATCTTGCGAGTCATCGCCATTATTATTTTGCGGATTTAAGACCAGCTGATGGGACGCTTCTCTTGCCTCTTTTCGCTTTTCTATTTCGTCCTCGGACAGTGGCTGCATTTCAAGGGCCTTGCGAATTTGTATCTCATCATCGACCGTGGCCGTGATGAAGCCAGCGCTCTTAAGCGAGGTCAGAACGTTTGACAATTCCTGCCCGGCCTTCTTGTTCAGGTTCAGGCCCTTAAGCTGTACGCGGTCTGTGCTGACCGAATCGCCGAAATTGATCTTCAGGAATGGCCGGATGACATAACGGTTATAACTCTGTTCGATAAGCGTGATGATGTACTGCAAGCCGTCCAGGAAGAAATCCGACTGGTCGCGGGATAGGGCATACGCCCCGGTGTTCCCGTTCTGGCCCAAGAGGACGAACTGCGCCAAGACGCTCAAGGCCATGCCGCTGTTAAGCGAGTTGATGACGGTCTGTATTTTGTCCGGGTCGAACTTAAGCTCGGTCATGCCGAACTCATAGCCGTCCTCAAATATCATATAGGCATCTTCGTGGTTTGTTCCGATCCTTTGCAGCAGACTTTCGACGGCAATGTATTGTGGGCTGTCCACCATCGTTGACTTAGGCACTTTCATCCACGGTATACCGCCTGCTGCGCTTCTCTGCATGCCCATGCCAAGCCATTCCTCGTAAGTCTTTTTCTTCTTCCACAGCGGATAGGCATTGCGGATGATAGGCTCGCCGCGCATGTCCTCGCCTTGCTGATTGAGGATAAAGAACACCATGTTCTCTAACGGGATGTCGAGCTGGCCTTTGTCGATAGTCTGCTGGCGGACGATCTGCTCTTTGGGCATGATCTCTTCGATGGATGTCTGGAGTCGTTGCTCCAGGCAGGGAACGAAATATTTATTGTTGTCAAAATTGTAGGTCTGATAGATAAGCTCGAACGCAGAGAATCCGTACTCCATCAAAGAAAGGATCTGGCCAAGCGTGGTCTGGAACGATGTCGGGCAGTCAGAAAACAGCCATTTGTTGAGAACTTCAATGGCTTTCTGTTCCTCAGGCGTGGCGTCATCAGGGACCGGGATATCCCAAGAACACGAACGGATGGGGTTCTTGTGAACGCGCAGGATCATGCCGATCTGATCATCCCCGCGCGACATTTGGCGGTAACGGACAGAGCCTTCCCTACCCTGAAGTTCGTATAAATGCTCCACCGTCCGGCTTAGATTGCTGGCATACTGATTTAACCCTGCATCACCTAACGCCTTTGTTCTGACTACCATTTCAGCTCCATCTTCTCTCCTGAATTGCGCGCGCACGTTCTCTCTGCGCCCTTGTTGTTACACCGACGACCTTTTCCGCCAACTGCCTACCGAACAGACTATTGGCAAGGTTGCCTTCAGTGGTTTTAAATTTGTGCATGAGTGCCTTTGCAACATCGTAAAGACCTGGCGATTCCCCTATTTCCTTTTTAACTTCCGGCTTGGGCCGGATACGGAACTTCTTTTCATCTATCGAATATTTAATGGCCAATAACTGCCGCTGTAAATCCGGGTGATGCGTGATGGTTATTTCTTCGTTCCGTAATGCCTCGCGCAGTAACCATCCGGCCTCGCTGTGCTTGTTGTACATTTCCAACATGCCGAACACGTTGACCGGGGCCGCGCCCGCGATAAACAAGTCCGGCTCAAACTTGAGATCGTTTCGGAGCTTTAAAGCCGTTGCCGCACCCACACCGATCGGGTCAACGACCAGGTCGCCCGGCTTGACATAATGCTCTTTTGCTCGCTGATACCCTAAAACCCCCGTGAAGTCCGGATCTTGCTTGTCGTATGCCTCCCACCAGCCAATGTGATTACCGTGCATGAACCCGAATACTGTGGCGTCATCACCCTCCCATGCCGGGTCTATGGCCCCTAGGGCGCGCACCAGCGGGTCTACAGGCGGCTCATCCGCGATACATTGGCGATACCACTCATATTTGATCAGCTGGTTCGGTACGTCCGAGTAATCCCACTTGTTTTTGACGAACCGTTGATACTCTTGGTCCGGCAAGTCGGACAACTGCTTGACGTACTCATCGCCTGCGCATTGCCGCGCGTCCTCCTCATCAAACTCCATGAAGAAGTGCTTATCCGGCAACGTGCCGTTTAAATGGTTGTCATAGAACAAGTCTTTGACCCAACCCAAAGACGGGTTGAGGTTGAGCATGATGAAGGCCGGACAAAGGTGATTGTTCCACCGGCCCACGCGCGTCTTGAGCATGTCAAAATAGCGCTTGTCAATTTGGTTGGCTTCTTCGATCAGCGCACCGGTCAACTCCAACCCTTTAACGTTGTCCAAGTCCGGGTCTTTGGTCGCATCGGCCCAAATGAATATGATCTCGCTGCCGTTCGGATATTTAGCGGTCATGTCAACGATCACTGAATCATTGACAGACAACGACGACTGCTTGACCTTTTTGTATGTCGGGATGCTTGTCTGCTTCAGGTTCTTTTCCGATTTGCGAATGATCGCAAACCTGACATTTGGGAACAGACAACATATCTGATGCAGAATCCCGATCGTCAAAAAACTTTTTCCGCTTCCTGCGGTCCCTGCGGCACATAAACGGTTGAACTTGCCAGTGCGAAAGGCCTTAAAAAACTCATGCTGTTTCTTTTTAAGTCCGCCATTAAGCACGTCACTTCACTTCTCCGTTCCCGTTCTTGTGGCCGTTCTTTCCATTCCGGCCGTAATGCTTGCCGTTACCGTTCGGATGGAATCCAAAAAAAGCGTTTCGGAAGTTTTCATCATCCTTTGTATCATTATTCTGTGCCATAACTTTATCGGTCTGCCCAAGCCACTGTTTACCCAACCAGATGGCCATTGTCGGGTTGGTCTGGGCCATTTTGAACTGTGTCCGGCGCAACGACACCCTGGACTGGCCGGAAAGATCGTTCAAAACCTCGTTGAATTTCTTACCATACTTATCCTTAACGCGCGCCTCAAGGGTGTCAGGTGACACGCCCAAAAGACCGGACGTTTCGTCCAATGTCGCCAGCAAAGAACAGGCAAACTCGAACTTCTCCCAGTCAATGACTTTAGGCTTTGGTCCGCGTTTTGCCATTTATCAGATCTGCTTTCTTGCCTGAATAATCCTGCCATCGATTTAAATAAGTATCAGTTTTTTTATGACATTCCAAGCAAAGAACTATACAGTTCGATTCAATCAAAGATAATTCTGGGAAACTTTTCCGTGGTTTTATATGATGGACATTGAGTATTGGACGAATTCCTTTTTCACCTCTAATGCCACATAACTGACATGAAAAATTATCACGCTTTAATACCCTTATTCTCAGCTCTCTGTATTCTGGCGTATCTACAAACTGGATTTTGCCTCTATCATTATTCCAAAATGGATGCTTTTCTCCAGGCTGGAACATATTAACCGGTCGAAAACCTTTCATGCTTTTGCTTCGTTTTTCCTTCGTTTCCAAAGACTGTTTTCTGCCTATATAAGATTTATTTCGACAAATGATAGAGCAATATTTTTTCCAAGGCTCTATGCGTTTTGAACAAACCCCACATAATGCAGGGCCAAAATATTTACGATATAAGATTTGCTTTTCCACCTGAGTATTTCTCCCATCTCTCAATAATTACATCGCAATAAACTGGCGATATTTCCATGCCGTAGCATATCCGGTTCGTCTTCTCGCAAGCGATCAACGTGGAACCGCTGCCCAAGAACAGGTCAAGCACCATGTCATCCCACTGCGAACTGTTGAGGATAGCGCGCTCACACACCTCAACCGGCTTCATGGTCGGATGGAGCTTTGAATTTAACGGCCGGTCCAGATCCCAAACCTCAACCTGCTTCCTGTCCCCACCGAATGACGACTTGTCAAACCACCCATAGAAACACGGTTCGTACATCCTCTGGTATTTGGCCGGGCTCAAAACGAGCTGTTGCTTCTTCCAGATGATCGTGGCCGACCAATGCGCCCCCATATCAACCAGCCACAAACGCATCCTCATCCCTTCCGGACTGGATGCACCCCACATATAAATGTCGCCCGTGTTGTAGATCTTGAATATCGAGTAAAGCGCCTTGCAGAACTCTTCCCATTCTTCGGGCGATTGCTTGTCGTTCTCAATGGTTCTTATCTTGCGACGTGGGTTTTTTGACACGCCATAATCAACGTTGTAAGGCGGGTCTGTATGGATCATCTTAGACCTACCCCCCCCCATCAGCTTTTCCACATCGTCAACGCAAATGCTGTCACCGCACATCACGCGATGCCGGCCAAGTTGGTAAATATCGCCTCGCTTGGCCTTCGGATTCAGTGGCGGCTCTGGAACATCGTCCTCTTTTTCATCGTTGGTCAGCTGGAATATACTGTCCAACTCCTTTGAATCAAAGCCAATGTCCTTGAGCATATCCTGGTCAAAGTCGGCCAGGAGATCGAAGTCAAAGTCCCCAGTGTTACGGTTTAAGCGGACATTGAGTTCCTTCTCGCGCTCCAGATCGGGAATATTGACATAAACGACGGGAACGTCTTTGATGCCGATATCTTGAGCCACGCGAACGCGGAAGTGGCCACCAATGATCACGTTCTTGCGATTTGACGCGCTGTTGACAATGATCGGGTCCTTAAGGCCGAATCGTTCAATGGATGCTTTAAGGTTGGCGTGTTGTTTTTCGTCGGCCTTGCGCGGGTTGTATTCAGCAGGTTTAAGTTGCCCTATCGGAACGTAAACGATCGAGATTCTGTCCTCTTTTTTATAGTTATCCGATAATTTGCTGGCTTTGATCACCGCCTCACCCCTCTCAACATCTGATTGGCCATATCGCGCAGCCTGCCCAACTCTTGTTTGGAGTCAACTTCATCGTGCAAAGGAATAACATCTTCTGCGCGTTTGATCATATTCAGGCAATTTTGTGGGGATTGGAGCAGGAGCGCGACGTTTGCCATTGTGTAGAGCATGTCAAAATCATGTGGTTTTTGCTTTAATCCCTGCTTGAGTTGATAAAAGGCCGAGAACTGGTCTTTGTTTTTCAGGTAAAGTTGGGCCAAGTGCAGTCTTTGGCGCGGTCCTTCGGGGGCGATATTGACATGATAAAGCATGAACCGTTCCCAATTCTGGTATGCCCAGAAGAGAGGGTTATAAATGGCCGCGTAGAAAGCCACGATGCCCCACAACGAAGCGGTCGCGTAAGGTTCGGGCAGTAAGGCGATTTTCTGGGAAAGAAGCACCAGAAGCCCAACACCGGCCAGAGAACAGTAACGATCTGCCACGGTCATGGTCGTTGTGAATATCCCTGCATATTGCGATATAAACAGCAAGAACCAGAATGCCCAAAAGTTGTGATTGACCGCGATCTCAAAGGTCAGGTATGCGAGGACTGCCGCGCCCCTTAAAAAATCAAGGTCTATTTTGTAGGCTTTGTCAATGGCCCATTGGTAGCGCGGAAAGTAGAAATGAT